GGCGGTGAAAGACAAATTACATTAAAAGACGTACAAAAACATAGAAGGAAATACGAAGATAAAACAACTAAAAATCCTGCAAATAAATGCGCGTTTTTACAAACACCTGTTGATAATTTAAACCCCGATTCATTTAAAGAAAATAAACTGAAAAGAACGCTTTCATTGAGAAATATGTTAGTAAATAAAAACTGTAAAAATTTATTAAATAAATTTACTAAAAAGTCAAACAATGCTATGATGTCATTAAGTTCTCAACAACGAGGTGGTAGAAAACGTAGAAGATCCAGAAACAAAAGGTCAAAACGAAAAAGACGAACTCGCAAGAGACGTTAAATATATTATATTTAAAAATTTATAATATATTTTCCTAAATTAATCTCTACCATTGCTTAAAGTAAGCATCATATTGCAAGGACATCTTTTTGCTTTTAACAAAAAGTTAAGACCAACACCAACCGTAGGTGCAAGTCCGGCTTTACTATTCCCTCCGTAATTAATAACACTACCGTCTGTTACCTGAAGAAACGAACCATCCCCTTGTTTTACAAGGACAGCTTTTCCTGTAGAAGAAGGTGCGCTTCCGTATTTTGCTCGCTGAAGTCTTTTACTGTATATTGGCATATTATAGTATAAATTAAGAAAAAAACTTATGTGTTTCTAGGAATAACTCCTTCCATAGAACTCAACTTATCTAATTTGGATATGGTTTTTTCTAAATTATTATTTTTATTAATGCTATTATTAAATAAGTAATCTGTTGATGGTTTTTTTGCACTTTTTTGAATTTGCTTGTATATAGTATCAATTTTGTCTATTATTTTTTTAACTAATTCAGTATTTTTAACTATTTTAATATTAGAATTTAATGGTTCGGTAATTAAATTTATGGAATAATATACTAGATATTTTCTTTTATTTTTACAAGCTGTACTATATCTTAAACAAAATATATTAAGCAATGACTTCACAATTTTAGAAATACTGTTATTTTTTTTTACAGCTGCTAGCAGTAAACAATCCCAAATAATCCAAATTATATCTTTCTGGAATTGATTATCAACAGGTATATTTCTTCTTTGAGCTATTAATACTTTTTTATTTTTTTTACATGCCTTTTCAAAACCCATTATCCATTCAAACCAATAACATGCTTCTAGTGAATTATTTGAATTATTAGAAATATTCCAAATAAATTCATTTATTGCAACAAACAACTCTTTCGGATCTTCTTTTAAAAAAACACTTTGAGAATATTGTATTCCGTCGGCTTTTAATTTATGAGAAATTTTAGTAACATTAAAATCTTCTTCTTTTATTTTAATCGACTCTAACTGATTTTTTTTTTTAGATAAACACAATACACACATTATTTCAGCAAACAATTCTCGAATGTTTTTATTATTTCTTAATTTTAACAAATTATCATGATATCCTTTATTTATTATGTTTTTAAATTTATCTATTTTTAGTTCTATATAAAGAGGTAACTTAGGATTTCCTAAATATATAAACTTTCCCATAAAATGTATTATAGTATCCCATATATCAACGAAGTGAGCAGCGCATATTAATTCAGCCGACCAATAACATGCTTGTTCAATATTTCCATTTTTTAGATTATTTAGTAACTCTTTTTTAACATCTGTTTTTTTAAACTCTGAAAACGATATTTTTTTGAATTCTTTTTTACCTCTAATGTCTGAAATTTCAGAAATACTCATAATATATTTTTTTTATATTAAAAATATAATAATAATACATATAAGAATGAATAAAGTGTTACGATTTTTTAAAAGAACGCAAAATAATTTTAATAAATTAAATAGATGGACAAAATTAGCATTATTATTTGCAGTTATATTGATTATATTAATCGTTACAAAAAAAATAATACCATGCAAGGAAGGATTTTCGCAAAATAAAAAATTTGTTGTTAAAAGGGGAGATGAAATTTATGATGATTTTTATTGTTCTATATATGATGATTTAGTCTACGATATGAATAAAAATAAATTTGAAATACAAGAAATAATACGTATTGTTAAACCAAATAAAAATAGTAAATTATTAGATGTAGGTTGTGGCAAAGGTCACCATGTAAATTTATATAATAAAAAAGGCTTGCAGGCAGAAGGTTTAGATAAATCAGAAGCTATGGTTAAAAAAGCAAAAAAAATGTATCCTGGTTCAAATTTCAAAAAAGGAGACGTGCTAGAATCAATGACTTTTCAACAACAATCTTTTACTTATATTAGTTGCTTATACTTTACAATATATTATATCCAAAATAAACAACAATTCTTTAAAAATAGTTATGATTGGTTGAAACCAGGAGGTTATTTAATGTTACATTTAGTAAATAGAAATATGTTTGACCCTATATTAAATGCAGCAGACCCTTTACATTTAGTATCTGCACAAAAACATGCGAAGAAAAGAATTACAAATTCTCTTGTTAAATTTAACGAGTTTCATTATAAGGCTAATTTTGAACTTAAAAAGTCAGAAAACAAAGCTAACTTTGTCGAAACCTTCAAAGATGATAAAACAGGAAATGTTAGACAAAATAATCACGTACTTTATATGGATACTCAAAAAAACATTTTAAGCATTGCAAAAAATACAGGCTTTATTTTGCATGGCAAAATCGATATGGTTACTTGTATGTACGGATATCAATATATTTATATTTTACAAAAACCTAACTAATTTGAATATAAAATTTTTATTACAGATGAAAATAATTTAGGTAAAATATATTGACATTCCATTAAATATATTAGATTTGAAAAATACTGGTCAATTATTTAGTTAATAATATTCGTAAAATAAATTATTTTTTTTTTCACAAGACTAATTATAATGGAATATTTAACTAATTCACTCTCTAATCGCAATAGTTCTTCTAATCCTACTGAAGTAAAAAGTGAAGTAAGTCAAGCATTGTTATCTCATGATAACGAAGAAAAAATTATACCTAGTTGGGACAATCTTAGTTCTATATACGAAAACCGATGGCACAAAGACAAGGAAAAGTTTCAAACAGAATTAAAAAAAAACTTTTTCGCATTAGTTGAAAGATTTGCTTCAGGAAAACAGGAACTGTTTATGTTAGCCGTATCTGATAGACGTGAGAAATTATATATTAGAGCATTTCTAGAGATTTTTGAAAGTGGTTATGCTCCTCATGTAGGTGATGCAGAAAGACTTGCTGGTAAAAAAATCAGAAGATTGTATATTACTTTGCCTCACAACTATCATGATTGACTATATCATTATATACATATACATAAATTTAACTTAGATTGTAAAGCTTACTTTACTACTAAAAAAGAACTAGGTTGTTGCATTATATGTTAGCGTATTTTAATTATATTAATTTTATTATAATTAATATAATGTATTTTAGATTTTTTTTTTTATTTTTATTTTTGTTAATATTAATTTTAATTGGCGTTTATAAAGTTAAATTTCAATTCTGGTCAAAACAACCGGTATTTCATATACATAATTTAAAGTATTGGTTAATACCTTCAGGTATAATACAACATGATAAACCTGAAAAAGATAAATTTTATGAGGTTAATGTAAAATTTATAGATATGAATAATTTAAATTTTCAAAAAAAGGCACTAATTACAAAATTTATAGGAAGTCATTACATGCCTCATAAATATGAAAAATATGTTCCTACAAAAAAATCAATAGTAAGTTATTTTAACGGACATAATAATAACAGCTATTTATCTTTGATGTATGATAAAACTAATTTATCAAAACTAATTGGTATGATGACAACAAGACCTTTGGATATAATTATAGATAATAATGCATTACAATTATATTATGTAGATTTTCTTTGCGTTCATAAAAACGAAAGAAAAAAAGGGATAGCCCCTAGAATAATTTATACACATTATGTTAATCATAGATATAAAAACAGCAATATGATATTTTTATTTAAAAGAGAAGGTCCAGTTACATTAATTGTTCCGTTAACTATATATAATAATTATTTGTTTGATGTTTCAAGATGGCCAAAGATAACAAAATTTGACCAACCAAATATACAAACAATTTTAATAACTTCTTCTAATTTTAATTTATTTTTAAATGTTTTTGAAAGGTTGAAACAAAATAAATTTAGATGTTTTATATCTCCAAACATAAATAATATTAAGGTTTTAATTGAATCCAATTGTTTATTTATTTCTATTACAATGATTAATAATAAACCATTTGATTGTTATTTTTTTAGAAATTCATTTACAAGTTATAATGGTAATAAAAGTATTGAGTTATTTGCTTCTTTTAAAGGAACAGAAAAAAACATATTTTTGATTGGCTTTTTTAGTTCATTAACATTAATATGGAAAAAGATAGCGTATAAAAGGTTATTTATCGAAAATATATCAGACAACGATATAATAATAGAAAAAATTAGGGAGAGATATTCTTTTATGTCAAAAACAAGATGTTCGTATTATTTTTATAACTTTGCGTATAGACCATTTTTATCAAAAAACGTTTTAATAATAAATTAAAATGTCAGAATGAAATATAAATATGGATAATAAATATATATTTAATTTATATAATGAGTGATTCTAATAAATCAAGTGAGTTTTTTATAAACGAAATTCTTCTTTTAAAAAAAGAAAATGAAGAACTGAAAAAAAAATTATCTGTGTATGAAAAAAAAGAGCAAGAACAAAACCAAAAAACTATTGAGATTAAAGAATCTAAACCTCAAATGAATTCATATGAAAAACAACAAATGCAATTAGATAGTTTAATTAGACATATAGCACGGAAACAAGGATTTGAAGATAATTATAGATCATAACTTATTTTAAATATTATTTTTGGTAATAATATTTAACGCATATAAGCTGTTAATTTCATAATAATTAACGCGTATATATTCCAGCTCTAGCAAAAGAATCTACAACAAAAATAACGAAAACGCCTAAAAACATATACAATACTAATTCTTCGGTAACATTATTTGTTTTTTCATCTTTATTTTCTTCCAATAAATGTATCATATAATTTAATTTTGTCATTAATTCATCTTTTGAACCATGAAGATTGGCACTATTAGCAGCTTTATTAAAATAAGGAACGTAAGTATTATAATAATTTTCATAATTTTTGTTTGATTGTTCATCAGGAGAAATTTGGGAAAATGCTTCTGTACTAACAGGTATATCATTATTTTCCTCTACAGAGTCAGGTTGTTTAGTTAATTGTGGTTGAGGAGGAGGAGTAAAATTTTCAATAGAACTATTAAAATCTGCTAAATCATTATCACTATCAGTTAAACCTGTTAGACTATTTAGGAATTTTTTTACTTTCTCTCCATCTCTTTTTTTTATAGTTCTATTATTCCTTTTTTTTTTTGGTTTTTTATCATTCATATTAAAATCTGAAAATTAAAGACTTGATGCCATACTTATAAAAAATGAAGATTATAATTTAAAAATAATAAACTAGAAAAAATATATATAAATTTATATAAATGAGTCAATATGTTGAATTTGTTTTATTAGGATTGTTAATTGTAATAATCAACAATATACCTGAATTTATGTGCAGCATTGTAAATAACAAATTTATGTTATTATTACTTATTTTACTAAACACGTACCTATTAAAGATATATGGTATTTCAAGCGGTATATTATTTGCAGTAATACTTGTAGTTATTTTAAATAGCGGAAAGGTTAGTATGTCTAATCAAGAAGGATTTGTTCCTAAAATATCAACATGGAGGCCAACTAATTTTAGTTCTCCATGTCAAGTAGATTTAGATAGAAAACTAAAGGTAAATAGCGAACAAGCTAACATTGCTTCTACTAAACAAATTGATGGTAATACAAATGGTATAGTTTCTTAAATTATTTAAATACAAAAAGGTTTGATATTTTTTTTTAATTTATAAAAAAATATATATTAATATTAAATGAAAGTAATAAATACAATATTTGAATATTTAGGTCGTTTAAATAATAGTAAATTTTTTGCGGGATTAATTATGATTTTGTTAAATATTGGTTCTAAATATATTACAATAGAATTAAGCAAGTCGCAAGAAGAATATTTAAAAAATAAGGTAGGTAGACAAATTTTAATTTTTGCTATCTCATGGATGGGTAGTCGTGATATTTTAGTAGCTCTTGTTCTTACAGGTATATTTACAGTTTTAACAAATCATTTATTTCATGAAGAAAGTCGTTTTTGCGTAATTCCTCAAAAGTATAGAAATTATGAACATTTATTAGATTTAGATAAAAATAATGTTGTCACCGAAGATGAAATAAAGAAAGCTCGTGAATTACTTGCTAAGGTAACTAAAAAAGAAGAAAAAAGAGAACAATTGAGAAACTTAAATAAATTTATGTTGACAGTTTAATTTCTATGTTAATTATAATAATGTATGTTTATAGACCTGTTATAAGACAACCAAATAAATTTGTAAATATTTATCCTAAAAGAAAATGCAAAAAACGAATCGCGTATAGAGTTACATTTAAATATAAAACAAATTTTTCAGGTGATAAATTATTTAATGTTTTACCTGAAAATTTTAATTTTGATATTGTTAATTCAAATAAATCAATAGAATCGGGAGATTTAGTAAGATACTTACCTAAAAGAAAACATCAAAATAAAAATCATCTAGCAAGGGTAATTAAAATACGTAGAAGAAGGAAAAATGTTTCTACTGGACAGAATACAAATAACCAATATATTTTAAGATTTAATGCTCCTCCTGTTATTAATGGTGAACAACTTAGAAGAGTAAAAACATCTGATATAAGTGAATTAAAACTTGTACCTGAAGTAGAAGCTTATTTTTGCGCAGCTGATTATATTTCTGGTGGAGATATGATAAAAAAATATGAATATGTAACAAATAAAACACGTAAAAAAAAACTAAAAAAAAAAATATTTACTCGGAAAAATTTTGTTTTTAAAAATAGTAAACCAGCTCATCCAAAATGGCCAAATAATTCACATACATCGGGAATGAAAGGGATTTTAAATAAACATGTCAAAAATATAGTGAAAAAAGGATTTATTAATAATATGAATTTTACACCTTATTATATTATATCACAATTTACAAATAAAAAGGTTTTGGACTTAAATAACATGGTAAAACCATCACGCGACCAAGAATTTAAAATTATAAAAACATCGATAATTAACCAAAATAATAATGATAGTTTTAAATTTAAGGAATTATCTAGATTTAATGATAAACATAATATTATTATAGACTTAGAAGTACATGTACAGCTTAATTTATCAATTAATGACAAATTATCTGAAGAAGAAATGAAAAATGATACTACAGGAAAACGCGTCTTAAGAGGTGCCAAGAATTTTTTAATGAATGCTAATTCAAATATAGGTTGTGCATCTCATAAAAATAATATTAATAGTGCTATCAATCATGCTTTTACAGGGGGTAAAAGAACGCGTAGAAAGATAAAAAAGAGAAAACAAAAAAAAACTAGAAAACGAAAGATTCCTACTAATACTGTGGAAAATATTTGGGGTAAAAATAAAAAATTAGAGAAATTTTGGAGTAAATTAGCATCTGGTCGGGAGGTAATATTAGTAAATAAAAATGATAAAAAAGTGAATTATAAACTACCAAAAACACATCCAGCATTAGGTAATAAATATAGAGAGTTAGAAGAAGATGGTAATATAAAGGCAATAATTACTTCAGCTCAATCATCAGATATTTATGAATCATTATATAAAAGAGTAAAAAACAAAACTCCGAAGGAGATAATTAAAAATTATAAAAAATATTTAATAAAAGATGGTAAAACCTGGTATTTATAACTAGTTTTGTTATAAAACGATAAAAAAAACAACTTAATAATTTGTTATTTTTATTACTTAATGGGATTATATGCCCAAATTTTTACATTCGCCCTTATCGTTGTAATACTTTCAATTATTTCTATTCAATTAGGGTTAGTTTATTATTGCTTTTATAATTGTAACAAACTAATAAGTAAATGTTGTAAAAAAAAAGAAACGACCTGTAAAGTCCAACCATATATTGATGATAAGGTAAATGAATTATATATGAATCCTTTAACTGTACAAGAATATATAGTTTGTTAATCTTCTTTAATATCTTCAACAGTTTTATCATTTTTAACTTTTAATTCTTTTTGTAATTCTTCTAATTTTGACATTAGATTTGTCATTTCAATTAAAATTTCTTGTTCTCTGTTTACTTCTTCTTCTGGTTTATAATAATACCAATTATATGTCCCCGATATACCATTATAACCTAATTTTATAATATTGTATGCTAAATCAATACTTTCATATAATATAAATCCTAATACCATTATATATATATTATTAATTAAATTTTTAGTAATATATAGTTATAAATTCAAACTTACTGTATTTCTCTCCGACCTTGGCTTTCTTCTACTCTTTTTTGGTTTTTCATTTAAAGATGCATTCATTTCGTCGAGTTCTTTTAAACTAACAACACTACTATCATCTTTGCCTATGTTAATTTTTTTTGTTTTTAAACCCGATAATAAATCATCAATATTTGAAGGACCTTTCATTTCTGCTCGACGTGCTTTAACTCTTTGAAAATTATCATTAACATTTATCCCATCGTTAAAAGACCTATTATTTCTTACAGGAGGCGTAGGCACATTTCTTCTTTCAGGCATTCTAGGGGGATTTCTTCTAGAATTTTCATCTGGACCTTGAGGAGATCCCATGGGAGGCATAGGAGGTTGTTGCATCTGAGGACCTCCCATAACTCCGCTCATAAATCCGCCAAATCCGGGATTAGATTGGTTCATTGAATTCATTGCTGCACTTGTAAACTGTTGCATTAATTCAGGATTTTGTCTCATAATATCATCCATTCCAGGCATAGAAGACTTAAACATTGTATTAGTCATATGCAACATAGCAGCACTTCCGCCTAACATAAAAATTAACTTTAATTCGGGTGCAATCTTAGCTGATCCACCATACTTTTCATGTAATTCACCAAATATATCATCATAATCGTCAACGTTTTCATTGACAGCTTCAGACCAACCATCTAACTTTAAATCAAAAGGGTCAAACTTGCCGTTTAAAAATTCTAAACCAGAAACACATGCCATCATCATTTTTTGTTGAAATTTTACACTACTTTTTTTCTCTCTATCTGCTTTAATCATTTCAAATTCTCCTTTCATTTCATCTAAAGGAGAATCCATATTATATTGTTTCGTTAATGTAATACCTTTTTTTTGTAATGCTTCTAACTTTCTAAGAAATGAAAGTTTTTCTCTTAATTCTTCTCCTTTACTTAGTTTTGGTTGAAGAGGAGGATTTGAAGGTGAAACAGGAATTTCATTAAATTTTTTAAAACCATCATCTGTTTCCATTTTAACTTTTTTATTCGCACTTTCTAAAGGATTTGCACGTTTTTCTTGTGGGTCATTA